CGCCGTCATCGAGCTTGATGTCGTAGGCACCCGTAGTAGCAGCAGGAGCGGTCGCACACGCGCCCAGGAGATGGCACCGATCGAAGTAATTCCTCGCTCCGGTAACCAGAAGACCACCGATGGCACCCGCCTGTGAACCGTAGTTGCCGATCGAGATGTTGAAGAAGGCGTTGTTACTGCCACTGACCGTGAGGACGTTGGGCAGGTAACTGGTGAGTACGCACGACACGGTCTGCGCCTTGGTCTGCACGTTCAGGGTCTCGGACACCGTCATCGACAGCGCCGAAACTTCCGTGACCGTGAACGTCGCACCGTCGTTCGATCCGGAATCGGCTATGTAGCCCTTCATGCCAACGACCCAACCATCGGCTATGAAGCTTCCGGTCTCACGGGTGATGGCGTGGGCAGCCTGCGCGAAGGTCGTACCAGTCGACGTGATCTCCTTCGAGGCGATCCTTGCCCTACTGGCCATCCTACTGCCGCTGGCAACGCCGATGACAGTGATGCCGCTCTTCGCCCAGACCAGGGTCTTCTTGAGGTAACTCGTGGTGTGCGCGCTGGTCGTACCGGCGGAGAGTACTGCGATACCGTCGCCCTCGCCATCCTTACACCTGAGATATGCCGTCTCGATGTCCTTCACCGCCGTAGCAGGCGAAAGCCCATCCTTGGAGTTATCCCCAGTCTTCGGATCGACGAAGTACCACGTACCGCGTATGAGTCCAGGGAGCATCCCCTGGAAATCATCGAGAAGACTGCCAAGCTGCGCCGCCTTCAAGGCCGGGCAAGCAGTGTTCAGTCTCTCAATCAACTGACTTTCCATTTTCTCCCTCCTTTGGGATCAGATAGAGGGGCTCACAACTGCAAGCCCCTCAACCCTGGACTAGAACCACCCGGTCGACACGGGGGAAACGTTCTTGATCCGGACGTGCTGGACGGGCTTCTTCAGCGCCATCGCACCGTACAGGATCATCAAGAACGGAAGCACGGCCGCGTTCGTGGGGTACAGGTCGAACTTCATCATCGGCAGGAACTGGAACCACTCGATAGCGTCGTACACCGGGTCCATGGTCAGGATGTAGGTGTCCGAGCAACCGGGCAGATCGTTGTTCAGGTCGGTGAAGGTCTGGTAGGCCATCCCGCTATCGAGCGCGTAAGCGACTTCGGTCATGAACCTGACTTCGGCACCTGCCCCGCCACCAACCTTCGACCGGTAGATCTTCCAGGCAGTGGGAACAGTCTCTCCAGGAGTTATCCTGAAGGTGACCTTATCGCCGGAGACGACGCCGGTAACGGCGAGCTCGGCAGAGGCGACGGAATCGCCGTAGCGATTGACACCCACAACCTTGTAGATGTAATCGCCGGCATCAGCCGACCCGAACTTCGACGCTGCATCCGCTTCGTGAGCCGCCGAGGCGAGAGTAGGAATGCTGGGGCGCCCGGCGAGGGAAGAGGCAACGGGGATATCGCCTTCCGTAAGGAAGATGTCATCCACGACCTCAGGATTGCCGAAGGGCGTCGGGAAGTTGATCGGGAAGGCGCTGGCAGGCACGCCGCCGACAGGGGAAGAGCCGGGAAGGCCGAGGCCACCAGCACCGCCACCGATCGCGGGGTAGAGCGGGATGCGGTACTTGTCCTTCAGAAGGTTGGAGATGTCCTCCATGACCTTGAGACTGGACAGCAGCAAGTTGCCCTTGCCGTAGTTCGCCCTGACGACGCGAAGCGCCTCGGTAACCTTCTTCTCGAAGGTGGCACTGTCGGCGTGAGCGCCGCGAAGGTCGATGACATTGCTGGCAGGGATCTGCGCCTTGAGGCCATCGGGCTCCTCGGCGACGAAAGCCGAGTTCGCGTTGAAGAGGGACTTCTCGATGTTGCGAATGAGCCAGAGAGTGCCGGCTTCCTTCTCGATAGCCATCGCATTCTCGACCATCTCACTCATCGAGGCCTGCAAGGTCACCGAGCGGTAGGTCTGCAGGTACTTGGCCACCGCGTACTTCCTGGCGATGGTCTGATCGGACGACTCGGACGTGCCAACCTCGGGCACCCAAGCACCGTTGTCCTGGCCGACTTCGTTCCTCTCGTTCCACTGGCGAACGACGGACTTGACGGGGGTCTTCTTCAGCCTCTTGAAAAGCTTCGCTTCATCCTGGGAGAACAGGATGTTCACCAGGGTGTAATCGAGAGACTCGGGCGTGAGGGCACGACCACCACTGAAAGCCGCGGCATCGACGCCGCCGCCAGCAGTAAGGGCCTTGCTCAGGAGCTCCATCGTCTCATTGTTACTCGAAGCGAAGCCGTTGTAATTCTTCTCGAAGGTATTCATGCTTTCCTCCTATGCCTTCTTGAACAGCGACTTCATCGTCTCAGGGATACCGCCCCCACGCTGGAGACGACTCTCGAGAACGGCAACATCACCGGTGGTGATCCGGCCCTGCTGGCAGAGCTCGGTAGCCTTGGACATGATCTCCGGGTAGGAGAGCTCGTTGCCCTCTTCGACCTGGAACCGATCGCCGCCCTTGCTCAGGCGGGCCATCCCGGGCAGCTCGATCTTGCCGATGCGGGCGACGTCATCCTTGACGCTCTTCTGCATCTCGGCATCGGCCAGGACAGCCTTGGCGAGGGTCTTGACCAGCGACGTGAGCTGGTTCATCGACTTCTCGAGCTTCCCTATCTTGGAGACGCTGCCGCGGAGCTCGTCGATGTCATCCCCGATGGCTTCGGCAAGGGACTTGAGATACGGCTCGATGTCCATCGCCACCTCGGCGTCGGGATCGGAGTCGGCCACCCTATCGGCCAGGGACTTCTTCATGGGGGGCTCATCGCCTTCGCCTTCCTCGTCCGTGGACTCTTCCTCGACGGGAGGAGCCTTGGGATTCTTCGCCTTCTCGAGCTTGTCCTTGGTTTCCTCCCCCTCAGAATCGTCCCCGAGGGACTTCTTCAGGGCATCCATGGAATCGGCCCAGCTCTTCTCTAGGGCTTTGGGGTCCAGTTCCTGGCCCTCAGTCTTATCGCCCATCATCTACCTCCTTACGCTTTCTTCGTGAGCTTCGACAATATGAAATCCATGATCTGGTTTGCAGTGGTTTCCGACGGAACCTGCTCCTTGATCCAGGATTTGGTATCCTCATACCCAATAAGCGTCCCCTCCTTCACCCCCTTGAGGAATGCTTTGAACATCTTATCAAGCTTGGCGCTATCGAGCTTTACTACATCTCCCTGGAGATTCTCAGTAGTGAGTGCTCGACCTGCGCTGAACTCAGAAGGGTTGACACCGGTTCCGGCTGTAAGACTCTTGGCGAAAGCTGAGAAGGGGACAAGCTGGACATGACCAAGTGTCGTGTCGTTTACCGGCTTGTGGGTCACAGCCACGTCGTCAAATATCACTTTCCGTATGAACTTCTGCCCACCCTCTAGAGACTTCTTCAGGATGTACCCGCCGACGGATGCCCCAAACCTGCTACTCTTTGAAAGAAGATTCTCCCACAACCCCTGAGCCCGCTTATTTTCCTTGTACAAGACACCTTTAACAAGCGTCGATTTTGATTCCGTGAAAGCTATATCGAGAGGTTCCCCGATAATGTACTCAGGGGATTTCTGGAGTTTATGCTGATGATCCCACGAAATGACGCCCTTGGACAAATAGTGATCGGCTGCATCCTTCAACGCTTTCATCACTATAATATCATCTTCTTGATCTCGTGACTCGTTGGAGGCCTCAAGGAACACTATCCAGTTAGAGCCCTGCTCCTCCGCCTTGATAAGTGTTGCACTGTCAAACCCAACAAAGAATGGATTGCCTTCATTGGGGGTGTCTATCAAGCTGCGCATTCGGCTTTCTCCTGTCTGTACTTCTCCCACCTACGCCTATTCGCCTCTGACATCTTCTTCTTAGTTTCCTCAGATCGCTTACTTCCGATATGCGACTCACCCATCCGCCTCTTTGCCTCTTCCGAATGTTTGAATCCTTTCAGTGACTCAGAGATTTTCTTTCTGGTTTCGTCGGTGTGATGTTTCCCATATAGAGGATGGTTTTCACCGGAGAGGTCAGCATGATTTTCTGCCATCCTTCTTCGAGCCTCTTCAGTAGGATGGCAGCCTTTCCAAGGCGAAGGCTTACCTTTCATCCTAATACTCAGTAGTTGTTTCTGCTCCTCTGACATCGGAATGCCTTTATTCCAAGCAACTTGCCCTTTGTGTGATTCTGATATAGCTAACTTCTCTTCTTCGGTCCTAGGAATGCCCCTATTCCAAGCAGGTATCCCCTTACGATTTCTACTCATTTTTTCAAGGACAGCAGGATCTCTCTGCGCTCCGCCTGTCCCGCCTTCTGTCTGGTTGTAGCCGAATGAACGATCTGTCGACTTGTAGAACTTGATCCAGTACTTCTCTTTCTCATCAAGTTCTTCTTTGGAGCAAGCTGCATCTATCTGCTTCCACTCGAAGGATTCAATTCCATACTTCCGTAAAGCTTTATGAAAGATCAGTGTGCTTCCGCTTTTACTATCGTAAACGTGCATGTACTTCCGCTCTTCTAGGGACTGGCATGTCTGGCCGACATATACCTTTCGAGTTGTCTTATTCTCGGCCAAGTAGACAAACATCCACTCCTCCTAGGTACAAAAAAGTGCCCCCGCAACCGTGTGGGACCGGCTACGGGGGCTTTCTGGGAAGCTCGACGATATATAGTATAATGGAACTTCAACTTTCTGTAAAGCCCCAACTCGAAGATTCTTAATAACAATTCAAACGACCGCATCTCCTACATTTCACTTCTATCCCAACTGGCGTCTCCGACTTCAACAATGGAAAGCGCGCCTTGAACAGTAACGAATCGCACTGCTTACACCGGATCTCTTCCACATAATCATTCCGCCTAACGACTAGGCGCATCTTTGCCTTCTTCTCTTCCATCTACTTCCCCTCCTTTGTTTTCTCAACTTTTCCCTTGGGATGATGATTTGACGTGTAGACAGTATACAACTTCAACCCATCTCGCCCGGCTACAATGTTATGTTCCGATCCTGCTGGCACTACTACTGCAATACCATCACTCAGCGAATGCTCCTTATCTCCGATTAGTGCTTTCCCCGTTCCGGCTTCTACGCGGATAAACTGATCCAAGTTGTCGTGAACTTCTGTACCAATATCTTCCTCGGGCTTCAACGACATCAATACAAGTTGCGCATTGGGGCCGGTGAAGATCACTTTACGGAATGCGACGTTGGACTTCGTCGCCGCATCTACATCAACACGGAATCCACCATCTTCCTCTTCTTTCATCGCCTTACCTAGACCAAGAAGATCCTTCATTTCTGCATAATAGCGCGTCCAGCTACACCGGCAGTGTGGGTGCAATGGCGTACAAGCCCAGTACGATCCTGACTTCCTACCAATGTTGTTCTTCCCTGCCCAGATTACTTCGTACTCTTCGCCGTCAATCTTCTTACGCCCACTAGCGACGGGCCCATCCGAGAGTACAACGATCTTGTTCTTGATAAGCCTAACGCAGTCAGGGCAAGCGTCCCCAGCAGTAACACCGATCATGTACACAGTCTCGCCGGGCTCCCTATCTTGTGCTTCTGCTATCAAGATACCGGCATTGACGTTAGTAGCCATCTCAGTCTCTGCTATCATCCGCCAATCGCGGTTCAGATCTGCGAACTTGTCAAACAACGCAGTCTCAAGCTGCCTTGCCGTCTGCTTACCTTTGATACTGTCAAGTATCGTCGTACTGATCTTCTTCCTAGCATCGCTCTGAATGTCGGTGATCAACTCTGCTGCATGCTGCTCCGCGAACGTTCGAGCATTCTCCCACTCACGCTCTTTCGGGTACTGGAACTGAGCGGCGGGAATGCTGCTTAGATCCGTTTCCTTCCTGGACTCATACTCCATGCCACGAAGGATCTTACCTAACAGCAACGCACGCTTAACAAGAACATCAGCCTGGTCTTTGAAGATTGCGCGCAGAGACGAATCGAGGCTCTTCAATACCTCTCCCCACTGCTTCTGCGTAAGGGGCTTCCCAGTACTCGGATTGATGTATATCCGCCCATTCAAACGGAACAACTCCGTCCCCGAAGCTTTGTGGAACTCACTTTTTTGATGTAACCACTGCTTCCGTATCTCCAGGAACAATGATAACAATCGACTACTCACTGTATCAAGTGCAACACCTTCAAGCTGCCTATGTGCCTTCCAGGGACTGGTTTCCCCCTTCTTGACAGTATCATGCTTAGGAGCAACAGCTGCCCTAGGCTCAAGGTTCAACGCCTTATTCATAGTAGGCAGCGCCTGGACAGTGAACTTGATCCTCTGCCCCTCTGTTGTCTTCTTCAATATCCTAAACTTCTGCTCCCTGGGGAACAGATACTCATCTTCAAAGAAAGCATCACCTTCCATGGCACCAAGGTATTCCTTAACGCCTAACGCTGCCGACCCCTTAGGCGCCATGATATCAACAAGGACTAGATAGGTGTCATCGCTCATCCTATCAACAGCTCGATCGAACTTCTCTTTGTTGCCGGTTGCGGACGTGTAGCCGGGATCTTCCATTACATCACCGACATCAAGTTTTTCCATCTTCTTAAGTAGGCTCGAACTACGAACAACTACAAACCTATTAAGCCGCTTGTTCTCGGTGAGCTTGGAACCAGCAACAGCCTTGTCCAATGCATCTATCTGCGCCTGCTGCTTAGCCCCAAGTCGCGTACCGGTGCGTAAAGCGTTATTCAAAGCGTATGAATTCTCAACATACTCCTTGACATTCTTGTACGGCCGCTTTACACCCTCATCCTCTGTCTTTTTCTTCTCACCCTTTTCTGGGCCGTAGAAGTATGTGTAGTGGCCAGGAGTGCCTTCACGGCGAGTGTACTTCGCCTTACTGAGTGTTGATGCTTTGACGTAGTAGCCTACTTTGTTCACAACTTCACACTCCTATCTAGTCGCTCTACTACTTCCCCATCCCGAACAAACCCATGCCACCAACGGCACTTGAAGTAACAATCAATTCCGGGGCTAAGAGTCAAGTCATCTAACCCTGTCCCACTATAATCCCACCTAGGCCCAGACTCCTCTAACGCCTTCCCTCGGAAGAATAGATCCAATGTTACCAGGCTCCCCATCCTACATTCGTCCATCTTCTGCCCAGGAACCAGGAACTGGACACCATCGGCTTCTTCCACACGTTCGGCAGTATGAAAAACTATTACAGGATTCGTGATAGCAACATCTGGATTCCATCTTCGCTCTACCCGGAAGAACCGAGCGTCAAGTTCTTTCAATGTCATACTAGCTCCTAGTCAGCTCTGCTAGGCTGTCTATCAGGACTGGGTCAACACTGTACTTCGCCTTCGTGATAGGATCGGTCAACGTCCCCTTCTTCCTATCAAACAATCCCTCCGTCCGAGTAAGTGCAAAGTTGAGAGTCTTCCGAGGGAACAGCGACGCATTCTTACCGTCTGTGAGATACAATCCCAGCTTCGTCATCGTATACACCGTGTTCTTCGTCTTGTAAGGGAAGTGCAACATTGGATGGTCTTCCGCATACGAGATGCCCTTGTCAGTTGCACCTTCCCGTATTGTTACTAAGAACTGGTGTGCCGTACTGGGATCCTTTGTCCCATGAAGGAAGACGATTGAGTCTATCCCCTTGCCCTCACCTACTGCCCGCTCTACAAGGAGCTGCCTCTGCGGATCAATATCCTCTTTGCGTATCGGCCCCTTCTCAGGATAGTGAGCCCGCACCCACTTGCCATCCTTTTTCATAACACGGATCCCAGCAAGCGTGGTGACAGTCCCTTCCGGGCTTTTCTTGTGCTCCTTATAGAAGTACTTGTAATTCCCAGCGCTACCTTCACGCTTGACATACTTGTGCGATGCTACCATATCATCCTCCTACCCAAGAAGTGTACGAGATATAAGCTGTTCAACCAATGACACTGTAAGTCTCCAGAAGATACCCAGAAGGAAAGCCGTTGCATAACGAGAGAGCCGAATCCTTGTAACTCTCTTCTGCTCCTTCGTGCCCCTAAGCTCTTCTACTATCACCATCACAGCTGTAATGACAAGTGCTATGACGAATGCTGCCCAGTCCAGTGAGAATACAAGTGCCTGCCCTGTCGTTGCCGAGGACAACACAGGCGCGCATAACACGCCAATGACGGCAAAAGGATACACCCAGATCTCACTGAATGCGTCACGCAGTTGCAACTTCTTCATATTGTAACTCCTTCATGAATCCGTTTGTACTCTCTTCATATACAGGGAGAGCATGGTACATGTCAATATAGTCCCACCGATGTATGAAGATATCCTGAGCACCTTGGGGCAACCCATACCGAAGCATCTGCCAAAGTATCTCCTCTTTCTTCGCACTCGTAAACAATCTCATCAATTCTAACGGAATGCCTCGATCTCCTGCGTCTGACAAGTATTGATGTGGCGTAGATCTGTACCCCTGGAACTCCCCATACTCCCGTTTCTCCGGGAAGGTAAGGTCGTTGTCTATCGCCCAGAATTGATCATCTACCAACCAGTTCCTCCGATGTCGATCTGTATGGCAAACTAACCAGTCCAAGATTGCAAGTCGTTGCCATTCCAGTACATCCACATCACTGTATGTCAGATCTGACTCACTCCAAGTCTCTCCGTTCACGAATAGCATCACAGAACCGAGCACCTCATCAATCTTTCGTATCACTACGGGAGGAACAATGTCTAGTCCTAATATCTTCGAGACCAAGTAGGTCAACCGGTCACGCTTGTACGCACTGGACGGTGGTATGTTACCCTTCCGCAACCCTCGACGGGTAGGCGTATGGAACACTCCGACCGTACCATCCTCAAACGTCACCTCCTTCGTACTATTATGTTTTGCACCCACCATCTGTCCTACTACTGTACAAGGGGCTTCTGCTAACACTGCTTCGATAGGATCCAGGTACTGGTCAGAGGATGTCACTATGCTATGTGGTTTCATCTTTTTAACGCGGATCATCTTCGCGCCTCTTTGTCACGTGCTCTTCGGTTCAGGTGACTAACGACGCTCTCTGCACACTCCTCGCAGAAAGCGCCAACGTTTGTGTTGTTCGATAGGAACACGTTCTTCGTGGCATTCTTGAGACAACCCCCGCACTTGACAGGGACGCTCGGCTTCTTAATGTCTTTGGAATAGGCCATGTTATTCATCCTCCAATGCTGCGTAGAATCGACTACCTCTGTAATTCAACGGGAGTGCTGTCATCCACTCCGGCCCATCCTTAATCGTAACCATCTTACCATTCATTCCTAGCATCGGCTCTGTCTTCAACTCGTGGATAAGGTTCGTATTAGAAGACTTGATGCTAACTTTGTCATCAACCATCTTGACAACAGCTGTGACCTTTACCTTGCCAGTGTCCAGCACTGACTTGAATCGTACTACTTTCATTTTGCTATCTCCTCTAACTCACGCTCTTTCGGGTAGAAGAACAGTCCTTGACCATTTCCATATTCAGGAAGCTTCTTGTGCTTCGCAATATAGTCCCACCGCTTCTCAAACAACTCTACTCCGTTCCCTCCTATATTGAACTTCTTCATAGCATCCATGCACTTCTTCTTGTTCTCAGGAGTTAATACAGCTCCAACAGCATTATTAGCAAGATCTCTATCTCGCTTTTCATCGACATACAACATCGGCTCGCTTCTTAACCCTGCACAAGGCGCAAAGTTCACCCTCTCAGGGAATGCAAGTCCATTATCAATCGCCCACAGCTTCCCATTGTTTTTGTCGATGATATAGTTACCGCCGTGCCGATCAGTGTTACCAGTCAACCAGTCAAACAGCGCGAGCTTCTGCCACTCCTCGACATCGGCATCGTCATACCTTGCGTAAGAATGCTTCCACACATCGCCTGGGACGAAATCCATGACAACACCCATCTCACCGTTTACTTCACGTAAGACAACTGGGGGCACAATCCCAAGTCCCAGTATGTTGTCAAATACCGATGCAAGACGCTCGCGCTTCC